GTGGTGGCTTTGTTAAATATGGAGAGATTATAACTAAGCTAGATGCATTAGAAGGTGCCAGTGGTGGTAAAGATTGGTCAGCAGAGATAGCTGTATTAGAAGAAAAAGTAGCATCATTAGAATCTCATGAACACGAACATGAGCATGAACATGGTCATACTAAAATATTAGTAAACGAAAAAGAAATAGATTTATTACAAGTACAGATAGAAGAAATTAAAATAAGTACATCAAATCCTTTAGCTAACTAAGAGGTATCTACATGGCTTATTTAAATGCTAACATTCCTGTAATAGAATGTTATGTTCGTGGAAATTATTTAAGAGATCAAAAAGATTCACATGATAAATATTTTGAGTGTGTAGTATTTGGTTTTAGTTCATTACCTAAACAAACACCATTGTTTCATTTTATGATGACAGATGGTGGCTTATGGTGGAGAGCACCTATATCTGCTTTTTGTAAAAAACCTAATGTAAAAGAATTACCTTTAAATGAATTGTGTTTATGGGATTCATTTAGTTACAATATAAGTGTTACAACTTTCTATCAATTAGCTGGATGTAAAATGAAATATATATCTAGACGTAAAGTAGATAGAGAGGGTATATACTTATTTACAATTGATTGGTGTGCGGGTGATTATAATGAATTAAATTTTGGTTATGCAGAAAAACCAGATCAACACAAATGTGGACATGTAATAGAATTAGACGATGGTAATTATGCAATTCAACCCAACAATAGACTAAGGATCTTTGACCCATCAATGGCGGCAGATCCATCAAAACCCCTCATAAATAGATTAGTAAATACTAGATCATGGTCAGTAGAGGACACATCTAAATGGATTACTGATGAGCATGAAGAAGGTAGTTATGATTACAAATACAAGGAGTTAAAAGATGGCAGTAAATAAAGCAGGTAATTACACAAAACCTGGAATGAGAAAAAAACTATTTAATCAAGTAAAAAATTCAGCAGTTCAAGGTACAGCTGCTGGTAAATGGTCAGCTAGAAAAGCACAATTACTAGCAAAAAAATATAAAGCATCTGGTGGTGGATACAAATCATGATAGCTTTTATTAAAAAGATATTAGGTATAGATAATTTAGAATATAAAATTAGATTATTAGAAAGAAAAAACTATTGGAGAGAAAAATATGGCACTAGCAAAAAGTCAACGTAGTTTAAAAGCTTGGGGTAAACAAAAGTGGAGAACTAAATCTGGTAAAAAATCATCTGTAACAGGAGAAAGATATTTACCAAGTGCTGCAATTAAATCTTTATCAGCTTCTGAATATGCAGCTACAAGTGCAGCTAAAAGAAAAGGAAAAGCATCAGGTAAACAATTTGTTAAACAACCAAAAAGTATAGCAAATAAAGTAAAACAATATAGGAGTTTTGCGTAATGGCTGGAGCAGTTAAAACAAAAGCATGGACTAGAAAAGAAGGTCAAAATCCTAGTGGTGGATTAAATCAAAAAGGTAGAGATAGTTACAATAAAGCTACAGGTGGTAATCTTAAAGCACCTCAACCACATGGTGGATCTAGAAAAAAATCTTTTTGTGCACGTATGGGTGGTATGAAAAAGAAATTAACTTCTAGTAAAACAGCTAATGATCCTAATTCAAGAATTAATAAAGCTTTAAGGAAATGGAACTGTTAAATTAATCATGGCAACTAGAGCAGGAGCAGTTGGAAATTTACCTTTTGTAAGAGGTACTACAGGTCCTTCGCAAATACTAAAAGCACCTAGGGGTGCCCAGCATAAGGAAGCAATTACTGCAGAATTAATAGCAGAGGCTACTAAAATAGGTGGAAAACAATTTATACAAAAGTATGGTCTTGCTTCATGGACAGCTATTAATTCAATAGATACACAAACTCAAGAGTTTGAAAAAAATATAAAAAATATTGATAAGGGTAAAGATAAAGAAGAAGAAGTAAATACAGAATTATCTACTGAAGTAAAAGAAGAACCACCTAAGTTACCTGAAGAAGAACCTGAAGGTCCTGATGTAGGTACTGAGTTAGCTACTGAAGCAGCTATACAAACTAAAAAAGTATTAGAAGATAAAGAATCAGATGTATCAAAACAAACTAAAGAACTATTAGGTACAGCCAAAGAATATAAAGGTCCTATTAAAATTACTGATAGATTAAGTATGGATTTAATAAAGGACTTAACAAAAAATTTTAATGAGGGTCCTGAATTTGGTACTGGGCTTGAAGGTTTTAAAAATGAACAAACAAAAAGTGGCTTTAAAATGCCCCATCAATATAAAAGACGTATGGAAGAAGTTCTTCATGATAAGTTATATAAAAAATACCCTGATATATTCAAGGAACAAAAAAATGCAGTAGACGCAGTATTTTATATGTTTACACCAATATATTCAGATATGGAAGACAAAGCTTATGGTAGAGAAGTTGATCTTGGTGATCCTAGTGCTAAACAACTACCTGGTATAAAAAAAATTTTTTCTTTAGATGATGAGGGACTACCACTAGCAGCAGCATCTTATGATACTTCAGGTAAAGATGCCTATAAAATAATGGAAGTTGGAAGTTTACATAAAGGTTCTTTAGATATGCTTTTAGCAACTATAAAAAAACAAGCAATAGATGAAAATAAAAAATATTTAATATTAGAAGATTTAAGTTCTAAAGAATCATATAATGCATTTAAAGCTAGAGGATTTAAACCAATACCAAAACATTTAAAAGAAAAATATGGTGGGGGAATTGTAACTAGACCGTCTTGGAGATTATTAAAAAAACATACAGTTAAATCAAAAAATTTATATATGCCTCTAGAACATTTAACAGAAAAAGAATTACTAGAAGATTCAAAAGTAGAGAAAGAAATGGATAAACTATTTGATCAGAGTATACTATCTAGATCATATAAAACATCTAAATCAATTGATCCAAAAGAAAAAAGATTAAAAGGAAGATATTTTACTACTATAGGTAAAAAATAAAAAAGGGGAGCTATTAACTCCCCTCCACTAGACAACACTAAGGCACTCTTTATGGGTGCCTTTTTTTTTGGTGCAACTTCTTCATCGACCAAAACTTAAAATGCTATAGGTCCTTCTCTTGCCATACGTTCTCTCCTTAATGCTCTTTCAGAAGGTTCAATAATTTTTTCAATATCTTCTAGTGTTGCTTCTGGATTTTTCTTTAAAGTTTGTACTAGCCATCTATAAGACATAGGTTGTAATACTTTAGTTGTACCATTCCATTTATAACTTATAGTATTTAGTAATACTTTAAATTTTTCAGGCGTTATGTTATGTTGATTTTCTTTTTTAACTAGATGCTTAACCCATTCCAATAAGATTCTTTTTGCTTTGTATCGAATCTTTCTCATTTGTTTTGGATTCATTATATAGTTTGAATCATCTTTTTAATATCATCTTCTAACTTCTTACCAACACTATTAGCATGATTAATAATAGCAGCACATAGATTAGCTTGATATTTAAAATCCTTTAAAGCTTCTCTAATTTTACCTACAGGTTTTCCACCGTAGTCTATCACAATAGAGTTCTCCTTATTTAACCCAATCTTTAATTCAAACAATAGTCCTGTATGCTTTGATATATTATTTTTTTCCATCAGAGACTCCATCATTTTGCTTCTTCACAAAATCTGCACCTATACTAGGGTCTAATTGATTTAATGTAGCAAGCATATTCATTAGCTTTACTACTTCAGCATATGGTCTGCTCATTAAGTACTTCATAATATCTGTAAGTTGTACAGAATTTATTAAGTAAGTTCTAGGGTTTGTTGGTGTTGTCTTCTCCTTTGAGTTATTAGCCATCTTTCTTTCTCCTTTTATTGTTGACCTTTAAATTGATAATACTTGTCCTCTATTAAATCTTCACTAGTTAAATATGGATTTGCATTAGTTTGTTTATCATAGATTTCTTTTAAATCTCTGATAGTTTGATTGAGAGTTCTGCCTTGTTGTAAACATCCACAGACTAAATCTTCTACTTCAATTAAAGCTTGTTTAACTTGTCCCATTACTGACCTCCTTTATTAATCTATTTAAATACCAATTAGCTTTTTGTAAATCTTCTAATGGTTCTCCTTTAAATTTATATCTTGAAACATATTTCAAAACATTTCCTTTAAGGTATCCATGATACTCATCATTAGTCATACAATCACGTATAACTTCTATAGTTTCTTTCTTACCATATTTATAATGAGCAGGTGAATTAACATTATCGTCTGCCATATTCCCTCCTAATTGCTTTAATATCTACAGTTTCTAAATTGTAATGACCACCTTTAACTTCTCTTTTAACTATCAAACCACTCCACCACATATGCTGAGTATCTCTAGCAAAGTGTTCAGTGTGATTTAAATAACAACCAGC